TTCCAGGCCCCCACCGTATCCTGGAAGAACGGGTTGATCTGCACCTGCGATGCCATGACTGCCTCCTTACCCTATTCTTTGACCCTGGGGGATCATGTAATTCAGCCCAGGCACGCCTGTCGACTGGTAGGGGTTGATCCCGCCAGGATACTGCGACCCACCACCGAAACCACCCTGGAACATATTGTACAGCCCCAGGCCCAGCTGGGCCCCGTTCACCGCGTTGCTGAAGCCGGTGTTGACGCCGCCCTGGTTGGGGGCCCCATTACTCAGTTGCGTGTACAGCGCCTGGCGGTTCCCCTGCGCAGTCCAGGGCAGGGTCTGCTGCTCGTTCCACCGCTCACGCTCGCGGTCGAACAGCTGCTGCTCGTAGGCCTGGCGCTGGCCGCCGATGGTGTTTTGCATCTGCAGGTTCTGGGCTCCCATGTTGTAGCCCTGGTTCAGCAGCTGGCCGCCTATCTGGGCGTAGTTGCCGTAGTTGTTCAACAGGTTGCTCTGCAGTGCCTGCCCGCTCTGCAGGTTCATCCCGCCGGCGCCGTAGCCGGCCTGGTTGGCCTGGTTGGCGGCGTTCATCCACAGCCCGCTGGCGGTGTCGGCGCCGCGGTCAGCCAGACCGCGGGCGGCGATGGCGCTCTGGTTCTGCGGCCGGGTGCCGAAGCCCTGCCCGGAGGCGACCGCGCCCTGGTTGATCCCGGGGATGGTCTGCTCGGAGTACTGCCGGATCGGGTCCCGCATCGCGGCGTCGTAGGCGCCCTGCATGCCAGGCATGAGGTTGCCCATCACCTGGTTGAAGGTGCCCTGGTCGTATTTATACTGCTGCGGGCCCGACCAGAGCATGTGGTTCATGTAGCGTTGCGAGGCGCCCTGCCCGTAGCCGAGCGCCTGGGTACCTGCCAGCCCGGCCATATTGGAGGCGTTGGCGCCGTAACCGCCCGGCTGCCCGAATGCCATCCCGCCCATCCAGGACTGGTTGAGCATGGGGTTGAGCCCGGCGCTCCAGGGGCCACCGTAGGAGGTGGGATCCTGCAGGTTCTTGATGTTCCGGCCGGTCCGCATCCAGTCGTTCTTGGCCCACTTCGGGATCATGTCCCCCGGGCCGATGTTCTCCTGGCCACCGCCCGCCGCCATGCTACCGAGAGCGCCGATACCTGCCGCTGCTAGTTGTCCCCACATACTCTGGTTCTCCGAAATTAGTTGCCCCGTTCATGCGACCGGTGGGGCAGACCGGTAAGGAGAAGGGCCAGCATGACCCCTCCGCATTCTTACGGCTTGTAAACCTGCTTGTAGCAGGGCTGCTGAAGTAGTACTGCTGCCTCAGTAGTCCAGTCAGGATCGTCCGTCCCGCAAATGGTCAGCCGGTCGATTTTCCTGCCCGCAGTACGGGGGTCCTCCAGCACCGCCAGAGCATCATCCAAGGTACACTTGCCCTTGCCGTACCAGATCATCCCGCACCCCGTGTAGCTGTTGGTGCAGTAGTTATAGGGATCGGCGGGGAAGCCCCAGTTAGCCGGAAAGTCCGGTGCGCCGCCTGTCGTTAGTTCACTCATTTCACTTCTCCTGTTGATGGGCTTTCGCCCGAAATTGAATCCTTGATGATCTTCTTGATAGACGGATCATACTCGTCATTGAAATTCCCATCCACTACCGCCGCCTCGGTGGTTAAACATATCCCGATGCACAAGCTGGTCTCTGTATCCTCCTTGTGGTTAACGTCCGAGTGGGACAGCCACAGCACCAACAGGATCGACCCTATTACGCCAAGCTCTATCATACGCCCACCTCGGCTTGTTCATATTGACACCCTCCTGTAAGTGCCTACGGTATCGGGCAGTAGAATGAGTCCGCTACGTGCCACACTTTGTTCATCCATATATTTGTTCCCGGAGTGTACTCCATGTACGTTCCGAACAACCATTCCCTGTTCTTCTTGGAGTACGCAAGAGCAATTGCCCCATTCTCGTTACCCTTCAGCTCCCACCCAGCGGGGAAGTACAGCTTCTGTGGTGGTCCGAAGTCCTCTGGTCTGAATCCCAATCCACCCACCCGCATATAGAACCATCTGGGTAGGTCGCCATTGCCGCCCAGCGACCCGAGCACCCTTCGGTAAGCATAGACAAGAACCCATCGGTTGCAGGCTTCGACATAGAACAACTTCGCGCTGAACTTGGTGTTGGAGTCGTTGGCATCACCCTTTGTGATAAGGGAGTTGTAATCTATCAGCTCAGCAAAGCTGTTATCGTAAATACTGTAGTACCTAGCAAAGTCAGTCGCGCTACCTGCGGTAAAGGCCGCATCAGTGGGTAGCAGGAGGTTGTTTCCTTTTGCCATCCAGTGGTAGTTGTTAGTTAATAAGGGGAACTCCGCAGCATTCATGTACTCATCGTAGTTTACTGACCAGTTTCCGTTACCCTGGCCTGTTGCTCTCCATGCACCTGTATAAGTAGCTCGCCAGTCAGTTGGGGTTCCATTATTGTATATAGTATTAACCCTACGCCGAGTGCTCATCTCGTTATCGTTTGTTGCATAGACTCCCCCCTCTCCGTCTGTCTGGTATACCCAGCCATTGCTCAGTTGAACAATGCTGTAGCAGTTGCCGGGAGGTGAGTTAGCTCCAGAGTTAGTAGCTACGCATTTGCCGTGAGGATTCACTAGGTTGCTTGATGGTTTGGTGTTGTGACCCGGAGGAGGGAATGTCTGGTAACCAACATAGCAGTCCGCAAAACGACCACCCATTAGTTGGGTTGAAGTTCCTACCTTTACTCCTGATCCAAAACCATACCCATTAACTTTATTGAACTTTCCTACAGAGTCAGTGAGTGTCTGAAGTGAAGTAGCATCAGCAACACCACTATTAACCAGCTCCCATGTATCCCCGAGGTCATTGGACGTAAACAGTGAGTACGTCTGTCCACCACTGCCCGCTGTCCACCCAGCAAAAGCACCAAGAGAACCACCACCAAATAGAAATAAATTCTTTAGCCGTGATCGGCCATAGTAAGTGGGGTAGTTGACTGGATCGTACTCGTTCCAGATGTTATCAAAGGGTTGGGTAAGAACATCATAGTTAACCCCATAGTCTGTGCTCCTGATGGTCTCGTAGGTATTGTAGGTTGTCTCAGTTACGTCCGAGATAAACACAACATCATCTTTAACATTCAACCAAGTGCCGTAGGCATTCAAAGACGTTGTTGCAGGCTGTCTCGCGGATGAACCATTAGTAGTAGTCCTTGCGCTCTGCCAGAACTCAATAAGAGTATCCTCGCTAAGACGTGGCACCTCATTTGTACACTCTAACCTGAGCGCGATATTGTGGTTGAAGAAGCCCCAGCTCACTCCTGATCCCCCACCACCGTGTACTGGTTGGTGCCGATGTTAAACACCGAGAGGGCAGAGTACTGTGCGCGGGTAATCAACGACCGCGCGCTCGTGACCGTCACGCCCGTATCTCCGACAATCGTCACTTGCGATGCCGCGCCTTGATGTAGGTGGCAGATGAAACCGACAGGAATGCCATTTGAGCTGGGCGGCAGCGTGACCGTGATCGGGGTCGGTGCGGTGAAGATGATCAACGCACTCTCATCTGCCGGGATGACCGTATAAGCGGTAGCACCCACATACTTGACCGTGGGTCGCGGCATGACACCAGCCGCTCCATCAGCACCTGGGGGGCCCGCAGGGCCCTGTGGTCCGGCGGGGCCGGTTGCCGTTGCCCATGTTCCGTCATCGCGGAGGAAGTAGCTCTGCTCGGTTAACGGGTCGGGGACATACCCCGTGGTGCCAGCCCCCTCAAACGTTGCGGGGGTGAAGTCACCCCCCGTGCCGTCAATCGCGCCACCGATCTGCTGGAGCTCCTGCCAGACGTACTGACGTAATTCCTCAAGCGTGGTCGGTCTAGCCTGCGCTGGACGGTACCGCCCGCCTGTTATCCCTTTACCGGCCATAGACGGGCAGCACGTCGAAGTCTGCGCCACTGAACCGCATGGCATTCACCAGACGAAAATCGTATTCAATGGCGAGATACCTTCCGGTCGTTCGGCAGTCAAGCTTGACGTTCGTGCCGTCACCCTTGAGGACGTAATCTATCCACGGACCCCAAGTAGGTTCAAAGGCGAGGTTGGGCGACCAACCAAACCGTGCTCTCATGGTTCCTTCACCAATGATGTGAGGATAGACCTGTCGAATGTGCTTCCACAGGTTCGTCGTCAGCTTCGGATCAAGCTCATCAAGGTCGACGTTGGTAATCCGAACCATGTAGGATTTGTTGGTGTTGGGGGTGCTGTTGTCGTAGGCTTTATAGAGTCCGCTACTGGTTAGCCAGTACATGATGACGTTGATCGCCCTCGACCCAGAGTCCCCTTGTAATTGGCCCCACCGCTTCTCCTCCTGCGTGTTCCACGCCCCGACTTGCTGGTCCCACGTCTGCCCCACTTCGGCAAACAGCCCGACATCAAGCCCGGTGGTCATACAGATCACTGGCTCGAGGTCTCCACCACTGACTGCGACAGCAACCGCATCAAGGACGGTGTAGTTATCATCCTCGTAGTTGTAGACCAACGCCAACCGGTGAGGGGAGGGAGGATTTGAAACCCCGTCTGAATTTACCGTATCGAAGTAGATGGTCACTTCTCTCTGGGTGTAATCGGTGACCGTTCGGCAGCTTCTCTCAAGGTTTCGCACGTTGCGATAGAACCAGTCTCGTACTCGGTCCTCTGCTATCTGTTTAACCGTATTACCATCATGCCCATACATCACGTCACCAGATACAACGTAATGCGCGTTCATGAACTCGGTCGCGCAGTAAATCCCCGCGCAGCCATATTCAAACAGACGCCGGAAGTCCATCACATTCGGTCCGCCAACGAACAGCATCTGGGTGCAGGAGGTCGCGGCGTAGACCATCAACCCCTCACCGAGTGTCGCGGCCCACTGCAAGGGCCCGTCTTCCAGCCCGACCTGGTTTTGCCCGCCGTTGTTGGTTGGGGAGTTGTAGTCCCACGGATTGTAACCGGGGTCCTCCCACAGGTTTGGGCTCGTGTAGGTGTCGGACCACCAGATAGTGTTGGGTCGATCCACCCCATCCTCGTAGCAATTGAGCGCGACTAAAAATGCTTTGTAGGGGACGAGCGCGCGACACCTGAGAGCGGTGTCATGATCTGGAGTCCCATCGTCGGTGGTGATGATTCCGAACTTGGGCAGGTCGATAAATTTATTTGTCGCCGGGTTGAACACTTGCGGTATATCAACACCGTTGTTAAACACTACCGTGGAGCCCCATGCGAAGCTCTGCCAGTACCCTCCATCCGAGGCCAGAGGAGTGGCATAAGGCCCGTTGTCGCGGGTCACGCTCACCCACGTTGTCGGACCGTCAACCCCTGAAATGTACAGGTCCGTCTGGGTGGCGACGATGAATCGAACGACCTGGGAGTCGAAGAACTGCTGCGCCCACATCGCGCCCGCAGGAATTGCCTGCTGGTCGGGTGCCGGGACTTGGTCTATCCTCGTCGGCTCATAAACTCTCTCGATATAGCCTCCACGAAATTTAACATTGCGCGCGCCGGACCACGCACCAATCGGCAGTGTGGAGGCGGGGGAGTCGGAGACGAAACCGTACTTCCCGTATTGGCGCATCGGGACGAACATTACGCAGGGACCCCATCGGCAACGTACATGATGTGGTACAGCCCGAGGTAAGGGGGAGCCGTCTGGACCTGGTGGGTGTGCGCCCCGCTCGAACCGCTGGTGGCGTTGGGATGGGTGTGGGTAGCACCACTACCGGCGGGTCCCGACAGACCAAGCGTGGGGGATGGGTTCCCCGGTTGCTGGGCGATTTCATAGCTCGCCTCGCCCGCCAGAATCGCTACACACGCACTCTCCAAAAATCCGACACGATCCTGCCCTACTATCCCATCACCAGCGAACAACGCATGGTTGTGCGAGGGGAGCTGTGCGGTCGTAAGCGCCTGCCCCGGTGTTGAGGTGGCGTGGGTGTGCGCCCCTTGCGAGTCGGAGACATTGAAAATGGCGGGGCCAAAGCCGGAAGCTGTCCAGTTGAAGCTCGACGACTGGTTCCAGACCGGGCCGTTGGAGGCGCCGGGGCCGATCACTGCCTTGCCCCTCAAATCGGGGGTCTGGATGGTGACCAAAGCACCCCCACCCACGGGGGTATATTTATAGGCCGCGCCGTTACACTGCTTCCACCCGGCTGGGATGGTGTTCAGGTCCCCGTACCAGACCATAATTCCGCCTACCGGGATCGAGCCAGTGGCCGGGGCCCCGCCCCCACCACCACCCTGCTCGAGGGCCTTGATTCTGGCCTCCCACGAGGACATGGTGGCGGCGGTGACCATAGTAGTCCCACCCACACCGCTGGTGTCTGCGTCCTGAACTACAGGCCCGTCTAACCCCCCTAGTGTATTCTTCAGGTCGGTCTTGAGAGCACGTATCTGGTCGTCCCCGTTCAGCAGGAGGTCGTCACCAGAAGGAGTGAGCGGGTTGATGTCGGAAATGAAGGTCATGGCAGTAACCCCGCCTGTTGTAGTTTCTGTTCCATTGCGGCGATCCGCGCCCACAGGCTATTGACCTGCTGGTTAATCGTAATAACCGGAGCGAGCGACTCCCACTTACCACTGGTAGCGTTCCACGCCAGCACATCACCATCGTTCGGTGAGGGCGCGCTCACGTCTGTAATGTCATCGAGGATGATCGAGCCGAGGGCGGCGGCGGCGTTTGCGGCGTCGGCCGCTGACGCAGCAGAGGCTCCTGCGCTGACTGCCGAGTCCTGGGCCGCAAGAGCGGACTGGTTGGCGTTATATTCAGACGAGTAGCTGGAGCCCTCCACCGGGCCGTCGAGCTTGATTGCCCAGTCCTGAGCGAGCTGGGCAGAGGCTTGTGCGCCACCCTCGTCTATGTCGGGATCGGTCCCTTGGAAAAAACTAGACATGCCGTCAGTCTCCGTAGATGTTGTTGATGGACATCGTGCTGCCGTCGATCTCGTTACCTTCGGCCGCCCCATTCACCTCGGCCATCGCCTCATTGTATTGGCCGGCCCAGACCCCCAGGCGTTCGTCGCCTATCAGGTACGCCTGGGCCGCAGTGAGGGCGCCGTAGAGGTATAAGTCAGGAGCGAACAGTAGGGCCCTGGTGTAGTCAGTATCGAGGACCATAGGCCCCTGGGTCTCGTAGAATATGAGGTGGATGTCCGCTTCAAAGTCCGCAGCAGGGTATAGATATATCTGGTCCTTGATCCGGGTGAAAAACTGAGGTGTGCCGCCGGCGTCGGACGCGGCCAGCAGCGTGAGGTACTTCAGATCAGAGATGCGGGTCAGCGGCCGGGCGCCGTACATCAAGACCTTGGCCTCGATAAAATCGTTGGGGATTTGGAATGTCTGCGCGTTGGCCGAGGACGCGGGGTAGGTCACCCACTGCTCGTTACCCGGGCAGCGCATCGCCCGGAAGATTTTCGTCTCAGCGAGCTGGATAAAATCCGGTATCCTCGCCGTCAGGTCGGAGCGGTCAAGCCAGGCTGCTATCGCCGCCTTCAGGTCGCTGTAGTTTGCTATTGCCATTGGCCCCACCTATGTAGTGCGGCACCACGATCCGGTTGCCTGTGCCGACCCGGGTGGTGCTGTGCTGTACGTGCAATTTCGAGAAATCCCTCGACAGGAAAAACTTCATAAACTCCTGGCGGATCGTTCCCTCTCTGCGCGCGAACTGGTCCAGGGTGTAGCCGTGCTTTGTCAACCAATCCTGCAGCAGCACTACAGGGACGGAGCCAATGTACTGGCGGCCCATAGGGTTGTTTTCTTTTTTCACCAACTCCTGGGCGTGACGAATACGTTCCACTCGGCGCATCGCAGGATCGAGGTCCTGGTGCTCCGTCCGGTAGTGTTTACCGTCTTGGGTAACGAAGCCGCGGGAGTAATCCCCCGCGGCTCGCGTCAGTTTACCTTTCGCCCTCACTTAGGTGGGGAACGTCAGGTTGTTCGGGATTGCGTCAACAATCGCGTGGGCCTTCGAGTTCAGCACCGCGAAGGTGCTCTCCCGCAGGATTTGGCGCTTGTCGCTGTCCCCGGCCTTGGCAATGGGCCAATCGCGGGTAGGACGCAGTACCGGGGTCGCCAGGTAGTTGAAGTCGAGCAACAGGATGGCCGCGCTGGTCTGGGTCATCTGCCGGTCGAGAACAACATCCAGCTCGCCGTAGGTGGAGACGTACAGGTCGACCACGTTGACCAGGGTGCGGTTATTATTGATATCCCTGCTGCGGCCAGCGGAGGCTGCGAAGCCTGCGAAGTACCCAGCGGTCAGCGGATCAGTTACCGCGTAGCCAGGGTTGCCGCCGTCGTTGAAGGTCGCCAGGTGGGCTTCCAACAGCTTGGTCTCCAGGCCGGCGGTAGTGGTCTGGCCAGACGCTGAGATGATGTTGCCGGAATCCACTTGGGCGTAGATAGCGGCCATCTCTCGCGCGGTTGAGCTGTCACCAGCCACCGCAGTCTGACGGGTACCACCCGGGGCGCCGACGATCGCCAGCTCCTCGTCATTGGCCAGCTCGCCGTAACGCAGCTCGAGCTGATAGGCCATTTCAGAGTCGCGGCCGTACTTGTCGACCACTTCCATCGTGCCGGTGATCTCAGCAACTTTGGACATGATCTGGCAGTAGTTCTGCCGCTCGATTACCGCAACAGATTCGTCTGCACCAGCAGCAGCACCTTCGACCTTGGCGTTTTTCGCCGCGGCCTTCAGAGCGTCTTCGGTCCACTCATGGATCTTGCCAGTCGCGCGCGTAGTGCGGGACATGCTGGCAACGGGGTTGTCGATGGGAGAGATGTTGTAGATTTCGTCTACGACGTCTTCCGCCTGGCGTAACTGAACGTATGTGTCTAAACCGGCCATTGTGGCCTCCTAATTTATCAGAATGTCAGAATCAACGGCCTTGGCGCTCGAGGGCGAGACGGTGACGGGTCTTCTCGGCGAAGCTGCCGCGCTGATTGGGCACGACTTGCGCTCGCTCGAACTTACCCCTCGAGTCCCGTGGCTGCTGTTGAGGCTGCCGTCCGCCGGGTACCTGGGCCTTGCGCTTGTTTTTCGTCAGGACCTTGTTGCCGGCGTTACCCAGGACCATCTGCGCGTAGAGAGCTTCGATAATCACCGGATTGGTGATCCCGTTAAACTCTTTGGCGTCCATACCACGCTGTGCCGCATGTTGGCGGAGTTGCGCATAGGTCTCGTTCCCCCAGTTGGGGATCGTCCTCCTGAGCCTGACTTTGGCGATCTCCGCCTCACGCTGCTTCACGTGCGTCATGGTCTCATCCTTGCGCCGCTTGACCTCATCCCATGCCGCGGTAGCCTGCTGCTCCATCGCCAGCGCCTGCTGTGCGCGCTGCTGCAGATTTGCTACCTGGTCTGGGGGGACCTGGGACCAGTTGATATTGCGGAACTGATTTGCGTGACCGCTCATCACATTCGCAAAATACTCGGCCCGTCCCACCGCTTCTTCAAAGCGGTCCTCCAGGTCAAACTTCAATCGCAGTGTCTCGCCCATCGCTTCGGCATGTTCACTCGCGATCTCTCCGCGTTCCTGGGCCAGCTGCGTGTATTCCGCCTGCAGGTCCTTGTAACGCTTCTCCCATTCGCCGCCTTCCTGAAGATTGTCTTCCTGGGTGCTGTCTGAGGGTGTCCCTTCGGGGTCCTCGTACAGGCCGCCCTGGCCTTCCTCCTCGTACTCGTCGTCGGCCTGGAACCCTTGGGGGTCCTGTTCCAGGTCTTGCGCTGATCCAACATCCCGGGAGGGTGTCCGCGCCTCTGGCGTCGGGTTCTGCCGTTCAGTGGGTTGCGGCCGCTCTGGTGCGCTTTCCTGCCCTAACCGGGCTATGGCGCGCTCCCTGAACGACTGCTGTGGTGCTGCTGCACTGGGGGCCCCACTCGTCTGAGGGCCTGGGGGTGCTATGGGCATAGTATTACTCCTCTACTCGTATGTAAATATGCCGTTACTGGATGCCGAAGCCCTGGGTGTCCAGGTATTCAGCGTGCTTTCCTCTTGGGTCTTGCGCGGCGGCCTGCTTTTGCATGATCACCTGGGCCTGCTCCACGAACGATTGGAGCCTGGTTGCCATAGCCACCAGGGCCTGGGACTGATAGTACAGGCTGTCGCGCTTGTTGGTCTCCTTCGGCTCGCTGGTGAGCCACTGGTTCACTGTGTCCTCCATCTGCATCCGGTAGGCCAGGTTGAACACCTCCGAGTTCAGCAACCGGGCCGCTTCCGCCCCCGCTTGCATCAATTCCTGCGCGTTCTGCCAAAAATCTTGCGGCGAGCTCTCGCCGTCTGATGAGTTTTTGTGCTGGGTCATTTTTCTCTCTCCTTCGATGGCCCGCTACTATGGATGGGTGCACGCCAGGCTCGGGTACGAACCGTTTTATGCCCCGTTTTGCCAGGAAAACTTCCCGGTCGCTCATTTTCTCGCCCCTATTTTCTTCACGTCAACCTC